CCATACATGGAGCCGAATCTCATTAACAAAGCGACAACTAAAGTAATGCTGAATTACAAAATTACCGCAGCCGTCGCGTATAATTCCAACCCAGCATCCCTAGACAACCTAGAGAAGCTCATCATCAGCATTCTGGCGGTAATACCTGCCGGATATGTAGTAGGACAAATTGAAACGCCACAAATCGTCCAGGTAGGCGCGTCTAACGTGTTATCTGCCGATATCAACGTCTCAACCTATTACACGCAGACAAACTAAGGAGAAACCGAAATGCCTACCACCGTAATTACGGGCAGAGATGTTACCTTCACTATTGGTGGTAACAATTTCGACGCTCAGACAACAAGCGCAATCCTCAGCGATACACGCACCCGTGAGACCTACCAGACCCTAGATGGCAAGGCTTACAAAGTAACCGACGATCAATGGAACTTCGCCGTTGAGATGCTCGCAGACTGGGGCGCAACTGGCTCCCTATGCGAAATCCTATGGGGCGTTGCTGAGGCTTCACCAGATACCGGCATCACTACAGTAATGACCGCTGCTTCTGGCGCATCCTTTACCTTCACCATTCTTCCTGACTTCCCAACAGCCGGAGGCGCAGGAAACGAAGCGCAGACTGTATCCTTCAACTTCACAGTAGTCGGAACACCAGCCGAATCCTTCAGCTAGTAAATAGATCGGGGCTTACTAATGAAACTACCTATAACAATAAAATTCAATAATGGGGAAGAAGCGACCTACGTCGTCAATCCTCCCGACTGGGCTAAGTGGGAACTGAAAACAGGCAAGACGATTCGCCAGAATGACGAAATCGGAATGAATGACTTGATGTTCTTGGCTTATACGTCCATGAGCCGTACTTCAGGCGCTAAGCAGCTTAAGTCTTTCGAGACTTGGATTCTCAGCGTTGATGATATTGAAGTCGGTGAAGTAGACCCAAAAGCTACCCAGCCGGAAGCATAAACCGGACGCTTATCGAGTTATCTATCGCTACTGGTATCCCGATGAGCGAATGGCAAACAGCCGAAGATATACTGACCGCCATTGAGATATTGGAGAAGCGCCATCGTGGATAATGTACGAATCGCGTACGACCGCAGCGAGCTATCCGGTATCAAACGCGCGTTCAAGGCTATGGATGCTGAAGCATTAGATCAAGCCAAGCAAGCCTCAGCTGAAATCGCTGAAATGCTTAAAGAGAAGATTATCCGCAAAGCGCAGACGCGCCAAATCGCAGGAGCTTCCGCTCGACGTATTGCTGAAGGCGCTCGCGTTGCTAAGTCGTCCAAGATAGGGGAATTATCTTTCGGCTTTGCTTCTCAGAAATACTCGGGCGGAGCAACAACTCAACAGCTTTGGCCTGGCATGGAATTCGGATCTAATCGGTTCAAGCAATTCCCACGACGTACCCCAAGATTAGGGCGAGGCAATCAAGGCTATTTTATTTACCCAACGCTTACAGAGAATCAGCGTGAACTTATTGCTAAATGGGAAGAATCCTTTAATCGCATACTAAAGGAATGGGATAAATAATGGCCGGTAGTCGTACCCTAAAACTTTCCATCCTTGCGGAAACCGCAGACCTAATCAAAGGCCTGGACAAAGCTAATCAGGAAACCCAGACATTTGGCGATAAGGTAGAAGCTGGCTTTGCTAAAGTCGGTAAGGCTGCCACGCTTGCTGCCGCTGCTATCGGCGCTCTCGCGCTAAAGATGGCCGTTGATGGTATTAAAGCTGCGCTAGAAGATGAAGCTGCTCAGGCTAAACTTGCTGCCACGCTTGAGAACGTAACTAACGCAACCGAGCAACAAATCGCAAGCGTCGAAGAATACATTTACCAAACTTCCATCGCTGTCGGCGTTACCGATGATGAATTACGTCCATCGTTCGAGCGCTTGTTTAGATCCGTCAAGAACATAGATGAAGCGATTAGATTACAAACCCTGGCGCTAGATATCTCAGCCGGCACAGGCCGTAGCCTTGCCCAAGTTAGCGAAGCGCTTGCTAAAGCCTATGATGGCAACTTTGGAGCGCTAAAGCGTTTGGGTGGCGGCATAGATGAATCCATCATTAAGAATAAAGATTTCGAGGGAGCCGTAGCATCGCTAAGCAAAACATTTAGCGGACAAGCTGACGTAGCTGCCAATACTTACGCAGGCCGCGTAGAACGTCTTAAAATAGCATTTAACGAAGCGAAAGAATCTATCGGCGCTGCGCTCTTGCCACAATTAGGCAAACTTACCAATTTCCTACTCAATGAAGGCGTACCGGCTTTTAATGCTTTCGTTGCTGGCTTAACTGGTAAGGGTGGACTAAACACCGCAATCGGTGAGACATCGCCTCGCGTCGTAGAAATGAACACTCGACTAACAAGCGCCGAAGAAATTGCTAATGAACTTGGCAAGACAATACGCAGCGTAGGCAGCCGATTCGCAGAACTATTTGCTATTTTCGATACCGCAACTGGTGGTCAAGGTTCAGCCGTTGCTGGACTAGAAAAAGCGCTCAAAGCGCTTAACGCTGTGGCACAGGCAACCGCTAAGGTTCTCGAAGTTATCAACGTAACTATTCAGGGCATCGTAGACGGATTCCGCGACATCGTTCGATTCGGTAGCCAAGCAAAACAATTCCTCAGCAACATCAACCCATTCGGAGCGCGTCAATCATCATTCGATGTACCAACTATGAGCGCACCAAGTACCTCTAGCCTCGGTAGCGGCTCAGCCAACTACATCACAGTAAATGGCGCTATAGATCCTGAAGGCACAGCTCGTACGATTATCAACGTACTCAACAACAGTCAAAGCCGAGGCACACTCGGAGCAGGAGCGCTGGCGTTCTAATGAGTGCGTTCACGCCTGTCTGGAAAGTCACGATAAATAGCATTGATTACACCGATGTAACCCTGGCCAATCTGACCATCACTTCAGGTCGCACAGACATTTACCGCCAGCCGGTTGCCGGATATTGCCAAGTAGAACTGATAAACCTAGACCTAAGCGCTGTGGTTACTGAGATAAATCAAGGCATCACCATTAGCGTTAAAGATTCCACTAATACCTATCAGCCGATATTCGGTGGATTTATCTCGGACATTGTCCAGGAAGTCAGGGATTTAGGTAACGTCGCTCAGGTTCAGGTCATAACGATTACCGCGCTAGGAGCCCTTTCAAGGCTTCCTAAAGCCACTACAGACGGCGTTCTATCCCAGGATTACGAAGGTAATCAGATTTACACGCTGCTCTCTGGCGTACTATTCCAGACCTGGGCGCAAGCGCCAGCCACGACTACATGGGCAACTTACACGCCTACCGAAACATGGGAAGATGCGCTGAATACCGGACTAGGCGACATAGATCAGCCTGGCGATTACGAAATGATTTCGCGCTCAGCTTCCCCGACTGATGTCTATACCTTAGCTGGTGATATTGCTCAAAGTGGCCTCGGTTATCTTTTCGAGGATGCTGAAGGCCGAATTGGTTACGCAGATTCTACCCATCGAGCGCAATACCTTTCGACAAATGGTTATGTAGAACTATCCGCTAATGACGCAATAGGTCGAGGCATCAGGCTTTATACAAAGGGTGGCGATGTCCGAAATTATGTAACGATATTTTCTGGCAACAATTTTAGCGATGAGAGCGTGGATTCCGACCCTGCGTCTATTGCTCAATATGGCACACTTAGCCAGACAATTAACACTTACTTGAAGAATAAAGCTGACGCGGAAGCACAAGCAGACCAATACATTCAACTGCGCGCTTATCCTCGACCTGGCTTGGATGCGATTACCTTCCCTCTTGTTAATGGCAACATAAGCAATCAAGACCGCGATGCGCTTATTAACGTATTTATCGGAATGCCTGTAGATCTTCTCGACTTACCAGCCAATATGAACGATGGCCAATTTCAGGGATTCGTGGAAGGCTGGACTTTCCGCGCAGGATATAACACCCTCGACCTTACAATTTTACTTAGCCCAATTTCCTTCTCGCTTCAGGCCTTCCGCTGGAATTCTGTGCCTAATACTGAGAGATGGAACACCCTATCCGGTACACTA